CCCAAGTACCCAGATGTCAGTCCACCTGGCATTTATAATTGCAATATTGCAATGGTAAGCTCGTTTCGATCTTACTACCAATGTTGTATCACTGTTGGTTGGACAACCAACAGCACACTGGCAGATCATACTCCTGCCTGACTTACCATTGCGGAAACGTAAAGGTTAGATATACTCGCGGTGGAAACCGCGAGCATGCTCGACTAAGCGAGTATTCCATTCGCGGGATATAACCGCGAAGTCTTCACGCCGATAATGGCATGGATTAGGGGCGTTAGCCTCTGGCACTCCCCTGTAGGGGAATGGGTGCGCGATGGCGATTTCAGCCAACGCGTCATGTACAACCTTAACCGGTTGTATCCGCTTTTCAAGAGCGTACATCTCGTCGTATGAACGACGATGAATCTTCCAACGGATTTTACTCCGTAGGTCTTTATTGCGACGGGCAACCGTACGCAGGTACCTGAACAAATGAACAGGTTTATTTCGCTTCCCGGCAACAAAGCCTTGGGAAGCTAATGACGCCAAGCGTATTGGCGTAATCTGGTCTTCACAACAAAGGAAGTCCGTAGCACCCTCGATCGTGTAAATGATCGGGGCGTTTATATTCTTACGAATAAACTCCCCAAGGGAACCCTTGGGGTAGCTCGATAATACGAGATTGACACGGTCATCCATAGGATGATTGTGTATGTATTGCGCAATCTTTTGGTAGCGCAATCGGGGCCTCTTTTCCGGATTTGCCGGAACGAAGCCAAGCCCCCCGAAAGTACGGGGGACGAAAGGATCGATTTGCATCGACCAAGCCGCAAAGAAAACTTTACGGAAGAATAGGCTCTGTAAAGAGCATATAATGTCACGAGGGACACCCTCGTCAACAAGCTTATGGCATCTTTCAGCCAAAGCAAACTCCTCCAAGGTTGCCTTGAAGGGAGGCGGCGGTTGATTCGCCGAAAATAGCCTGAAGGAAAAATATCCTTCTAGGCGTTGTAGGAGTCCATCACGGATCTCCCATGGCTGTTCACAATACAGCCCTCTTGTCGGATGTTTATACGACAATTTATGTTTGACGATTAAGCCAAACTGCGATACATAGGCACAATACCTATTTATCTCAGCCTGCGTCCAATACGCAAGCAAATCATCCCCTTTTATCTTAAAGGGAGTGTGAGGCGCAGATTTAATTGCGCA